CTCCTGTTTAAAGAACATCATCGCCTGTTTAAAGAACATCATCGCCTGTTTAAAGAACATCATCGCCTGTGTATTGTAGCAACTGGATTCATATGCTCGTTATCATGCCGCCTTACTCTCAGCGCAACACAACAGACGACGATGTATAACCTTTACGCTGTTTCTGATGCTTCAGCTTCGTCCGAAAAATACATCCCAAATTTTTGCAGAAAATATTTTTTCTTTGTTTCCTCAACTTCGAGTTCGGCGCGTTTAGCTTCTATTTTTTTGTTCATCTTATCGACCATTGACGCCTTATCTAGTGATAGCATAGTGTCACTGCTAGTAGCCACAATTTCATATTTATCTCTGCTCTTTGCGTTAACGTGAGCAAACTTTAGTTCTGTGTCCCAATAAGAAATTCCAACATAAGCCACTACAATAGTCGGAAGTGATTGGAAATTTTCAAAATCAACAATCACCCCATATTTCACTTCAGATGTGTTTGTTTCTGTTATTAGCAGCTTAACGGCATCGCCAACCTTAAATTGGTCAATTCGTTTTGCTGTTCTTAAATCTACTTCCATCTTAATGCCGTTAATCTCGATAATCTGTTTGTTTTCTTCGTTCATTTCTCTATCTCCTAATTACTGTCCATAATAGGTCTTTTATGGTTTAAAAATAAAGGCTGTGTGCCATAGGAGTAACACACAGCCTTTCGATAGTAACACTTAGTAGAGTGTTACCCAACTACCTCTTCAGAGTAATCTTCATCGAACTCATCACTTACAGATGCCTCTTTCTTCTTACGAGGATTAGCCTCGTTATACGCTTTACGATCTTCATCAATAGATGATGTTTCACTTACCATGGAATCCAGCAGTTCAAACATCGATGATGCATCGTCTTCATCGTAATCGTTAGTCGGCGTATCGGTACCTCTGATTTTGCCTTCAGCGATATTCTTACGCAACTGGTCTTTAGCAGTTTCAATATCTGATTCACTGAAGGTAGTACCTTCATGTAGATATTTGAAGTTACGATTTGTACGAATATCCATAATCTTGCCTGCTGTTGTGAAGAACTTTCTTGCAACAGCCGAATCAGGTTGATGTGCTATAACCACATTACCATCTTCGTCTATATCTTCATAATCATAACTCTCTTTAAAGCGAATATGCCATACGAGTGGTAGTGGCATACGACCACGGATCAATTTAGCTGGACCTGCAGGCGCTTTCTTTACTTCTACTTCTTCTACGATATCATTCATTTTATGATCTCCGGTTGTGTTATCTGCGTTATTGCAGAATTAATTTTCAAGTATAATTATACTGCGTAGTATTTACATTGTAAACAGCTTTGCTCAAAGATCTTAATAATCTCCAGGAAATAGCTCATCCTTCAAGCCATTAAGATCTTTTATTACTTTGTAAAGATGCATTCGTACCTCATTCCTTGATGTAGCATCCCAATCCTTACGACCTTCGTTTATCTGAAATAATATATAAGAGCATCGGGTCAGTGGCCCGCAAGGTGCCTCGATGCGCTCGCTCAACGATTCAAAATCATGTTCCATAGTATTTACTCCGTTACAATTATCTCAACTAAAGACGTACCATAAGTCTCAAACTTCATAACATATGCCCCACCATTGGAGATTGTCTTGGCTATGAGTTCTTGCTCCTCTTTATCCATCGTAAAACAATTCGCATCCAAGAACTCCATTATGGTTGAGTAAACCAACGGCCTCGCCGTTTGGTCTTTCTTAATCTGATACATTTTCATCTTTATTCATACCTCGCTATGGTTAAAATTGCATCAATGGTTTCTCCACCTACTTCGCTCACCTTCCATGGTTTTAATCCTAATTGATAGTCCCTATCATTATAGTAATACAAATGCCATCGCCCCTCGCCCGACGGCACTAAATCAATGATCAACCCATTCTCAAACTGCAACGTCTCTGCTTTAAAATCCATCGTCTTAGCCCTCATACTCTGTTACACGATAATCATACACTCCATCAAGCTCAACTGCTTCGCTATCTATGTCATACATATAATCACGAATCTCATTTGCTTCCTCAATGGTATCATAAGGACCATCGATTATTATCCACTCACGGCCTCGAAGAGGACCTTTAACAATCTTCATCTCTATTATATACATGTGTTTAGCTCCTATGTAAAATATGGTTTATGATTTAATTAATCATGTAGCCATTATATTCTACTTTGTTACCATTGTAAACAGTTGAGCGCGAAGATCTTTAATCGTTCGTAGTTATCGTAAAAGTAGCGGATAACTACAAATATAACTATTATGATAACTACGAAGATTTTATCATGTGCTATTGTGGACGTGGTTGCCTTCGTAGTTATCGTTTAGTTAAAAATAGTTATCGAGCGTAGTTATATTTGGGAGGAACTCGAGGTGGCGGCACGGCGGCACAACTAGTTTTAAAACAATAACTTATGGGTAATCTTCTTTATTGTTATTCTTCTTAGTTATATAGTTATAAAAAGAGTAGTTATGGAGAAAGGCAGTCCCCCATGTATAAAAATGATTGTAGAACATAGTATTTTATATTTACTAAGTTAAACTTTAAAAATTATAACTATATAACTAAGCGTGGTGCCGATGTGCCCCTTTATGGGTGCCGATGTGCTCTTTATGAGTTCTATGCTATAAGGATCATCGCACAACGGCACGACGATCTTAGAACCGTGGCATAGATCGTAGCAGAAAACCGTCCACGCAGGGGTGGCTCTCCTCAGAGAGGCTTTATAGAGCGGCCGTCCTTAGCCGCTTAGTAGTCGTCCTACTTACGGTACTCGTTGCGGTTCAATTCATCCTCGCATTCCTTAAGTTCCTCGATAGTTACAAGATACCTTGTGCCGTTGTCAGTCATTTCGTCAATCACAACCATCTGCCAGTCATCGACCGAAGGGATCACGATACATTGACGACATAGTGATTGATAGATAGTATTGTACAAATATTTCATCATGGTTATTATCCTCGTTGGTTAAGGGCACGTCCCTGTGCCGTTGTGTTAAGTTATTTATTTAATGAACGTTGAGCTCTGCGTTCAGTGATTCGCTTAGCTAGCTGATGAACCGGTTTGAAGGTATAACCGCCTGTTAAGCTGTACACTTGACCCTTACTGAACCCTAATTCCTCAGCGATCTTCTTCGTTGTCCACTTACGATATCTACCAACCAATATCCTTAGTGCGTAGTATTCATCCATTGGTCGTTGACTATCAGGACCATAATCCCTCGCTTTTGGTGCCGATGTGCGTTGTGCTTTGAGCTCTTCGACCATCGCTTTAAGTTCATCAACTTGCGCTTCAAGTGCTTCGATTCGTTGTGTATTGTTCATTGTCATACTCCTATGTATGTTGATTAAATTAATATATATGATGATAATTTCATCATGGATTAATTATCTCACACAAAAATGCATTTGTACACAGAAAAATTTTTATATGCATATAAATAATTTTTATATATCTAAGTTATTGATTTATAAGCATATATATGCATATAAATCAATTTTATATGCATATAAGCGTTGCTAATCGTATGCTTCGAACGCCCAAGATGTGGGGGGCCTTTTGAATATTGTCGAAGACAATGCTGTGCCGTGGACGTCGGGAGCGCCCCACCTTTCATCCCACGTGCCGACGTGTGTTGTGTTTTGTTTCAAAATTTCCAGGAATCCGGAAGACTCAACGTGAGATCTTTGCAAAGAACTTTGTAAAAAGATCTTCCCTGCTATGTACATAATGAACCATACGCAGTATAATTAATCAATAGATTAATTATTTGAGGCGCCGATGTCAAGCTTTAAGACCGGAGAACAATTGTTGGACTTAATTCAGGACAAGTACCCAGGATATCACCCAATAGTTCATGCAGCGGATATAGCTCATGACGAAACAGCCTCGGCCGGCGTGCAGTTGGATGCAGTAAAGACGATGTTAAAATACACCGTACCTGACGTTAAGAGCATCGACATCTCGGCACGGATTGGCGGCAACATGGATCAGTTGGAGTTAATCGCTTATGGCTTGACGCATGAAAGCGAAGATGATGACGAAGAATACTCTAGTATTATAGAAGGAGAGTATGATAAGGTAGCAGATGAAGGTTAAATATAAACCATCTCCTACCTTAATGAAGTTCCATGAATCGTCAGATATGGAAGACGCATTTGTAAGAGGGGTTAAAGGGCCGATTGGATCAGGTAAATCAGTCGCAATGTGTATGGAGATTATGCTTCGTGCGCAGGATCAGAGGCCGTATAAAGGAGTTAGACGGTCTAGATGGGGCGTAATAAGGAACACGTATAGGGAATTAGTCGACACGACCATAAAGACATGGATGGACTGGTTCCCGGAGCATTTAGGGGTGTGGTCGACTGGCAATATGTGCCACACGATCGTACAGAGATTACCGGATAATACTATATTATATTTAGAAGTATTATTTAGGGCATTAGATAAACCGAACGATGTTAAGAAGCTATTATCGCTTGAATTAACTGGAGGATGGATAAATGAAGCAAAGGAGATACCTAAAAGCGTCTTAGACATGTTACAAGGTCGTGTGGGTAGATACCCTCCGCCGTTTAAAGGCGGCGCATCATGGTTCGGTGTTATAATGGACACTAACCCACCTGATAACGACCATTGGTGGTATAAAATTTTTGAGGAAGATTGTCCTGATAATTGGAAGCATTTTGCACAACCTAGTGGGTTATCAGATGAGGCCGAAAATCTAGAAAATCTTCCCAAGAATTATTATAAAAACCTTATCGGTGGTCATGATAAGGAGTGGATAAACGTATTTGTACATGGGATATATGGATTCGTGAGCGACGGTAAACCAGTATGGCCAGAGTATAAGGATGATATACACTATCATGCGGAAGAGCTTCCACATAGTGGTGCTTCTACTATCTATGTTGGTATTGATTTTGGTCTTACTCCGGCGGCTGTCATTGGACAACTTACGGCGACCGGACAACTACAAGTGATAGATGAACTAGTTACCGAAGACATGGGTGCCATGAATTTTGGTCTTTTACTTCACCAGAAGCTTTCTAGAGAATACTGTGGTTGTACCTTAGAAATTTACGCTGATCCAGCAGGTGAGCAGCGATCCCAAACAGATGAAACTACTCCTTTTATGATTCTTCAGAACCAAGGTATTGACGCCTGGCCTACATACACTAACGATTTCACAATTAGACGAGAAGCTGTAGCCGATTATATGCAAAGACTTGATTTTGCAGGTAAACCTGCATTCATCGTTGGTCCAAAAGCTAAAATGTTACGAAAAGCATTAGCTGGAGGCTATAAATATAAGAGAATGCAGGTAACTGGCGATGCCAGATTTATGGATAAACCAGATAAAGGCAGATATTCTCATGTCGCTGACGCCCTCCAATATATGGTTCTTGGAGCTGTTGGTGGAGAAAGAGTTATCGGCGGTTACGGTAATAAGGCGATAGATTATTCGTCTATTAATAGGCTAATAAAATGAATATAGATGACCAAATAGATTCGGTATCACAAGAATTGTTAAATACAGACGATTCTAAAAAAGATACATCTAGTGAACAAGTAAAACAGCGATTAATGTCTTTATTAGAGACAGAATTAAGCAACTCCTCAGAATGGGATCATCTAGAAAACTCTCTAAACTTATATTTAGGCAAACCAGATGGATCTGAGATAGAGGGTCGATCCCAAATAACATCGACCGACGTTGCTGATGCAATCGAATGGATTATGCCTCAAATAATGAAGTCATTTACTCAGAATAATGAAATTGTTGAGTTCGATCCAGTACATGAAGGTGATGAGAAGCAGGCCGAGTTAGAATCTCAGTATGTGTACGAAGTGTTGATGAAACAAAACGATGGTTTCATCATTTTACACCAATTTATAAAAGACGCATTAATGCAACGATTTGGCGTACTAAAAGTATACTATGCCGAAGAAGATAAAGCTAGATTTAGTAGTTGGACAGGTATAAACGAAGAACAACTCAATATTTTGTTATCTAAAGATGATATAGAGATACTAGATCTTGTTGAGTATGTAGACGATACCTTGACTATGATGAAACAACAAGATATTCAAATGAAAATGTCTCAGATGCCTCCTGAGCAAATGACAGATGAATTGATCGATAAATTGCAAACAGAATTACAAACACCCGTAATGAGTTTTAATGTAGATGTTAAAGTATCTCGTAAAAAGGGTAAAATTTACATTGATCCAGTTCCACCTGAAGAATTTAGGATAAATAGTAGACATAATTGCATTAGTACTAAAGGAGCTAGATTTACAGCCCATCATACCCGTATGACTATAGGTGATGTAATATCTGAGTTTGACATATCTTTCTCTAAAGCTAAAGAATTACCCACATCTACTAATTGGGAAGACTCGGATTATCGTTTCGAATATAATTCTGCTTCTATATTATATACAGAATCAGACGATGAAGCTTTAAAGGAAGTCAATATTTATGAGTGCTTCCTCCGTGCCGATATACAAGAAACAGGAGTACTAAATCTTTATAAAATAACAGCTGCAGGAGAAGATGATACTGTATCAGAGATATTAAGTGTTGAGGAAGTATCAGATTTACCTTGGGTAACCACTACAGCGTTTATTATGTCGCATAAATTTGAAGGCTTATCTATCACAGATAGACTAGAACAAATTCAGGGTCAGAAGACTCAATTATGGCGAAATATTCTTGATAACGTATACTTACAAAACAATCAAAGACATGCTGTATTAGAGGGTCAAGTAAATGTAGATGATTTACTGGTATCTAGACCCGGTGGAATTATTCGTGTCAAAAATATGGGTGCAATACAGCCCCTTATTACCCCACCTTTAACTCAAGATGTTTATAATTCTATTGAATATCTAGATAAGGTTAGGGCAGCTAGAACAGGTGTCGAAGCCGATGGACCTGCTACACCCCAAAATATAGGTGATAGAGTAGGTTCTGAAGGCGTAGATCGCTTGATGAATGCTAAGGAAGAGCTTGTAGGGCTAATTATACGAGTTGTTGCAGAAACAGGTATTAAATCATTATGCTGTAAAATACGTGACATATCTATGATGCATATAAATGCCGTCATGGATTTTCGATTCAGAGGTGAATGGCATAAGATAAACCCATCGGAATGGTTTGAACGTACATCTACCACTGTAAGAGTTGGTACAGGTACGGGTAATCATATGCAAAAGTTAGGAGCCCTTCGTGAGGTACTAACTATACAAGAGAAATTGGCCGCATCGCCAGCTCAAACAGTATTACTAGATGAGCAAAAGACATTCAACGCTTTAGACGATTTTTGTAAGCTTTCAGGATTAAATGGGGCAAGTAGATACTTCCTAGATCCATCATCCTCTCAAGGACAACAAAAATCTCAACAAAACTCTATGGCACAACAAGAAGCCAATGAAGTACAGAAACAGATGCAAGCTCAGTTAGTAGAAGCTCAGAATAAGATTGCAGAGGCTGAGCAAGGTAAATCTATTGCTCAACAACAATCAGCTGCAGCTAAGGCTAGAATCGACTATATGAATACACAAATAAAAGGATTAGAGAATCAAATAAACTCTATAACTAAAGATAGAGAGTTAACATTAAAAGAGAATCAAATGGCTAACGATGTAGCGTTAAGATTAACGGAGTTAGAGGTTGAGGCTGAGAATAAAGATTTAGAGCGTGAATTTAAAAGTAATAAGGGCCAAGTAAATGGACAAAGACACAGAACAACACTATAAGAATGAGATAGCTAGAGCCCAACATGCTCAAAAATCGTATGATAACTTTATCAAACCATTTATACATGAACGGAGAGAGGTGATGTTTGACGCATTTCAAACTGCATCCGTAACCGATCAAAATGGTATAATGGAGATAAAAAGACAACTAATGGTTGTCAATGCATTGGAAAACGAAATCTTAGAAATTATTGCAACGGGTAAACTTGCGGCCAAGTCTTTAGAGACCGCCGCTAAAGGAGATAAAAAATGAGTATACAAGCAAAATCTACCAATAGAGGCGATGATGCTAAAACCACTGAAATAGCAAATCTATTAAGTGGTAAAGTGAACGACAACATCGAGGATTCACAAGACGACGAAAGTCTATCAGATGAATCAACTAAGAGTGAGTCAAGTAACTCTGATGAGGTCGCAGATGAAGAAGAGATTGAGTTTGATGAAGAGGATGAGGAAGGCGAATCCGAAAAGGATGACGATGAATCAGAATCTAATGAAGATGAAACCTCTGATGAAGAAGTGACCTGGGATAACGTACTTGGAGTACCAGCTGACAAGATTAAGTTAGACGAAAATGGTGATTTTGAAGGGTTGATATCTAAAGTAAATGGTGAGACAGAAGTGATTTCAGTCGAAGATTTACTATTTGGTTATCAAAACAATAAATCGAATACCCTTAAGTCTCAAGAACTTTCGGCTGATAAGAAGGAATTTGAATCCCAAAAGGAACAAGTGATTAGTGCATTATCTGAAAAGTTTCAAAATCTTGAAACTCTAAGTAAGTATCTGGATGACCAATTCATGGCTGAATACGAGTCTATTGATTGGGCTACTCTTCGTAAAGATGATCCAGCTAGGGCTGCTTTATTGCAACAAGACTTCGCTATAAGAGTGAACAATCTTGAAAAGGTAAAACAGACTTTAGATCAAGAGAAGCAAAGTATTTTAGAAGAGCAGAATGCTGCTGGAACTAAAAAGCTTGCTAACTATATTTCTTCAGAAAAAGCTAAAATGTTGGACAATAATCCAGCATGGAACGATCCAAATGTCTTTAGACGAGATATGGAAGACCTTCGTGATTTCTGCATAGATAAATATGGCGCAACTGAAGATGACTTTAAGCAAGTATTTGATTCTCGAATAATTGAGATGATCAAGGATGCTAAAGCTTATCATGAAGTCAAGAAACCAGTAGATAAGAAACTTATGAAGAATAAATTCGCTAAGAAAGTTCCTAAATTCCAGAAGAGTTCTGGACGTGTTCAAAAGAAGATGTCCAAACTTGAACGTTTAACTAAGGCAGCAAAGAATGCGAAGACTGGAGATGATAAACGAGATCTTCAAAGTTCTGCGATTGCCGAACTTTTAGTAGGTGGATAATTATGAGTACAGCAAACTTAGATAGCGCAGATCTTAAAGGCGTAAATTACGGAGGTTTAATCCGTGAAGATGTCATGGAGAAGATTTGGGATATTTCTAAAATCCCTCTTCCTTTCACTGATATGATTGGTTCAGGTAAAGCCAGAAACTCTTTTCGTGAGTGGACAACTGATGAACTGGCGGCTCCAGACGTAACGAATGCAGTTGTAGACGGTGCCGACGCATCTGGTAACAATACTGCAACAGGTCTCCGCGTTGGGAACCATTGTCAAACCTCTGATAAAGTGGTTAAAGTGTCTTATCGTGCTGATGCATCAGACATTATTGGTCGTTCGAAGGAACTAGCTTATCAACTTATGCGTCGTCAACAAGAACTGCGTCGTGACGTCGAAGCTATCGCTCTAGAAAACCAGGCATCTGTCGCCGACGATGGTAACTCTACAGCAGGTAAAGCTGGTGGCCTTCCAACATGGATCGTAACCAACTCACAAAATGGTACAGCTGGCGGCTTCAATGTTTCTGACGGTCTTACGGATGTGTGGACATCTACTGGTGCAGTTGTAACTCCTACTGAGACTTTGGTTCGTAACGCCGTTGAAGGTGTTTATAACGAAGGTGGTGAATCAACTAAATTGATGAGTATTCCTGGAATCACTCGTCGTTTTTCTGAGTACTTATTCACTTCATCAGCCCGAGTTGGTACTATCATGAGTGACCAAGGTAAATCTCGAGAAGCGGCCGCAGCTGTTGGTTCGATTAATATATTTGTTACCGATTTTGGTACTCTTGATATTGTACCAAATCGTCTACAACAGAAACAAACTGCCGCAGCTGCTAACGATTCAGCGTTTATCTTTATCTTAGATCCTATGCAATTAGCTATTGATTACTTATATGGTTATCGTACTGATGTACTAGCTAAGACAGGACTCGCTGAAAATCGTCAGATGGCGGTTGATTGGACTCTTCGTGTAGGCAATCAGAAAGCTCAAGCTATGATTGGTGATATCGGTGTTGCTACAGCTTGGACTGCATAAATCTAAATACCCCCTCTTCGGAGGGGGAAATTTAAGGAGTTTTTATGACTGAAGATAAAGCTAGAGCTAAAGTTAAACCAAAAACTGTACTAACAGAAGTCGAAAAGAAAATTGCCCCTTCCGATCTTGTTTCTGTGGAAAATTATAGTAAAGATCGTGTATGTGTATCTACCGGTATACTTATGCCTGGTGATAAAGGTGAATGTACGTTGGCCGAAGCAAATTCGTACAATAGAAAATTAAGGAGACTATAGTGATATACCCGGATGAGGTAATTAGAAGCAGGATTCATTACCAGGAACATACGGATACTATTACGCATGTTACAGATCAACCAACTGAAGATCTGATACTTAATCGTAATGCGGAATTACGTAAAAATCCGGGAGCTATTCGTGACCTTGGAAAAGGTACCCAAACATGGGGTCGACAATTATGTTCTATACCATTTATCATGTATGAAAAAGCGTTACGTGATGGGTATCAGCTAAATGCTACAGACAAACAATTTCGATCAGATGAATTATACAGATATTTACGTAGTGAAGAAGGGCGTAAATGTTTAATCAATGATGAATTACTTATTACTAAGCGGAGGACTAAATAATGGCTGGTAAAATGGAATCAGGGTATACAGTTACTTCAGCAGACCGTAGATTGGCTCAAGCATATTGTGAAGGTATGGCTCATCGCATTCAAGGGACTGCGCTAGCTTTTCCTATTACTGATAACCCTTATTCAGACCCTGACGGTGAATTAGAAACTGCTTGGGATGCTGGGTGGAACTCAGCGAATGGTGACGCTGGTGGAGTTTTAGACCCTAAAAATTGTGCGTTAAGTGGGAACGTTTCAGCATGAAGACTTTACTTATGATGAAGACACGAAGTCTTATCTCTCCTATGGTACAAAAGTTTAGCTCTCCAGTTAAACCCACTACTATTACACAAAGACGAGGCATCCGTTCAACCGGTGGATATCGCATCTATAAGGTGTTAAACCCGTAGGTGATATATGAATTATACTGAAATTAAAAACGCAGCTTTAGCTTATGCTGATAAAGCTACCCACACGGAAACATCAGATAGTATGGATGATTTTCTTAGGGTGGTAGAGGCTCGTGTTAACCGGCATTTAAAGACTAATGATATGTCAAAACAGGCAACGTTAACGTCTTTAGATGGAAAATATTATTATGGCTTGCCTGATGATTTTAATGGTTTAAGAGGTGATCCACAAGTCCCTGGTGCTAATAACACTATCCAAACTTTTAGATTTATGACACCAGAACAGATGAACAATATTAATCATCTTTCTAATGTTAGTGAACACTATTATACGATTATAGCAGATCAATTTCGCATCTTTCCAGATTTAGACGCTGAAGTAATCACTATAACGTATTACCAAAGGATTGTAGCCTTAGATGGTACAAATACCTCTAATTGGCTGAGTACGGATAATCCTGATGTTTATATCTTTGGTTGTCTTGTTGAAATTGCTTCATTCAACAAAGACGCTGTTGCTAGAGAAATATGGGACGCACGATTTAAAGAAGCACTTAATGAAGTATCAATCCATGATCAAATGATTAGATGGTCTAGTAACACAATGCAAACCAGACCTGGTTAAATTTAGGAGATAAATAATGGCACAAGGTGATGTAACAATGTTTAATCAGTTTTGGGAAGATCTCGGAGATAAACTCCACAATCTTTCCACTGATACATTTAAAATGGGAATTGTAACTAATACTACAGTACCAACTTCAACTACAGCAGACCCTCGTTGGGGTGCTGGCGGTACAACAAATTTTTCAAGTAATGAAGTGACCCCTGGTGGTAACTATTCAACGGGTGGCCCAACAGTTCATGATGGCGCACCCGATGGTTGGACACGATCAGTAGCTACTACTACATTTGATTTAGAAGATGTTAGTATAGCTCAATCTGGAACTAATCCTTCAGGAGCTTACTGGGGTATCATTTATAACGATACTGATACAGGTAAACGAGCTATTGGGTTTATTGATTTAGGTGGCCCAATTGATCTAAGTGCTGGTGCGTTCTCTATTACCTGGCACGCCAATGGCTTATTCCAGCAATCCTAAAGAGAGATCATAGGAGGTAGTTATATGGCATTTGACAGAACAGACCCGACAGACGTTTCTGCGTTAAAATCAGAGTTGACAACAGACCCGATTGGTATGGGTTACGCAGCCGAAACTAATACGCAAAAAATATTGGCTTTACTCAATGACCCATCGCTAAACGTTGGTGGTGATACAGTCGGCGCAGATTTTACCTATGACTTACTTTTAACTGTGATTGACCCTAACGAGCTAACCGCAGGCGGACAGACAAGCACAGGCGAAGTGGAATGGATAAAAATGCTTATGTCGGGCATCTCTGACGACATTGCGCAGCACGAAACAAAATTCAGGGCAGTTATTGCGTCGGGGTTTAGTAATACGCTAGCTTCGTTAAATGCGCAACAAAAACCAATAAGCCGCGCAGAAGTGTTATTTGGTGTTGATACTGTACTCGTCAAAGAGGATTACTACGCGGCGAGGGATAACACATGACGCAGCAAATACAGATACAGGCAGGCACTGCACTTAAATTTAACGGCGAGGCAGGGGCAGACGTTGCTTTTAGCATGGAAGGTGTTGCAGATGGTGCGGGCAGAGTTTCGGCGCAATACGATTTAGGTGCAGACCCGCGAGACTTTCAATTTAAGTGGACGGGTGAGGTATTATTTCAGGCAACGCCGACACAATACGCAACACTTGATTTTTACATTGCTACTGCACCAGATAATGATTCAACGATGATAACCGGCGATGTCGGCGCAAGTGATGCCGCGCTTGGCGATTTAAACCAATTGAGAAACTTAACATACATAGGCTCTATAATTTGCGAACAAGCTGATACCACTAAAATGGTTGGCTCGGGTGTGTTTACCTGTCTTGAGCGATACTTGACGATAGTCGCTGTCAATAACAGCGGCGCAACAACTAACGCAACGGATTCAAATTTTATATTTAACTTGATACCGTACAACCTACAAGGTCAGGCGACCTAGTATGGGTCACTATCGAGACTTAAACGCACTCGCTCTCACGCCGGAGCTACTTGCTGAAAACGCAACGGGACACAAGTGCGTTAAGCCTTCGTCAAATTCTGGTGTCAGAATTAATTGGGCTAATCCAATTACTCGAAAGCTGGTCGGTGCGTGGTTGCTCAATGATAGAGGAGGCGCTACAGCGCGTGATTTGTTAGGCAAAAACCACGGCGCAATTTCTGGTGCGACATGGACGCCGTATGGTCTTGAGTTCGCAGAATCCGACACGAATGACGTGGGTTTAGGTACGTCGAGCGAATGGGAAGGGCATCACTCTGGCGCTATCTTTGCGCGTATTAAACCCGACGATTTCAGTTCTTCTGGCGCGGTCTTTTGTCGTGACCCTGCACATTCGGGCCGTGGGCAATCGTTTTATATAAACAGCTCGGGCAATGTAGCGTGGTCTGCGCGGTTTGCATCAACAACATACACGGCATCAACTACCGCAGCACTCACGGCGGGAAGGTGGTCAAACGTCGCCGTCAGTTGCGCAGGACAATCTGCCGATTATCATTTTCTTGTTAATGGTAAGATTGAAACTGCTACGTTAAATACGTCTGTAGACGGTTGGTGGACAGATGAACCAGATTCGGTTAGCGCGTATGAAATCGGGCACCACAAACGTGGCGACTCAAGCCACTATTTCGACGGTGTAATCGGCTTCGTGTATTTATTTGGCGCAGATACGGATAATCTAGGAAATCTAACCGACGCAGAACTGCTGTCATTAGACAAAGACCCGTATCAATTGTTAATGATTGAGCCGACTTTCTGGATGCCGCAAGCGGCCGCAGGTGGTGGTACCAGTATCAATGCTACTTCAGCTAGTAGAACAAACACTGCTAATAATGCAACCGTACAAGCAGATGTTGATATTAATATTTCTGCTACATCAGCTAGTAGAACAAACACTGCTAATAATGCAACCGTACAAGCAGATGTTGATATTAATATTTCTGCCACATCAGTTAGTAGAACGAATACCGCTAATAACGCTGTTGTAAGTTCCGGTACAGACACTAATATAGCGGCTACTTCTGCAAGCAGAACAAATACTGCTAACAATGCAACTGTACAGGCTGACGTTGATATTAATATTACGGCGACTTCTATTAGTCGTACTAATACAGCAAATAACGCGGTTGTAAGTTTAGGCACACCAACAAACATTTCTGCCACCTCTGTTAGTAGAACTAATACAGCAAATAATGCTACTGTTGATGCCCAAATTGACATTAATATAACAGCTACTAATGCTACCAGAACTATAACACCACTTAATGCATCCGTACAAGCAGATATAGATATTAATATAACAGCAACTAGTGTATCAAGAACTAATGCTGCAAACAATGCTGTAGTTTTTCTTGGCAACAATATTATAGCACTAAATGTTGCTAGAACTAATACGGCTTACAATGCGACGGTAGACGCTCAAGTAGATGTAAATGTTGCGGCTACTTATGTGAGTAGAGGTAATACAGCATTAGCTGCAGCAATATCTTATTATGTACCAGGTTATACGATTATTTGCCCAGATAGTGATTCGTGGTCAGCAGTAACTAAAGATTCATCGTCCTGGACAGAGATTAGCGTTGATTCAAACGAAGGTAATGTAACTGATAATTGTTAAGGAGGCAATGTGTTTTCATTTATAAAGAGTTTATTTGGGACTAATGAGAATAATAGTAAAGTAGTAGAGCGCGCTGCTGATGGTATTTATAATGGCCTTGATAAATTGATTTATACAGAAGAGGAAAAAGCGGATGCTTTTCAAAAAGGTCGTGAAGCATTTCTGGAGTTTGTAAAAATCACACATGATCAGAATTCAATTCGTTCAGTAACAAGACGTTGGCTGGCTTTCCTGGTGATTGCACCTGTTATGCTGTTTTTTGTTATGTCTGGATTGACTAAGTTTGTTGGTATATTTGTTTCTAACTCTGTGCAGTATACAGAGGCAGCAGACTTTTTGTTTAAGCTTGTTGTTGAGATGTCTCCATGGGCAGCGGGCATTCTTGCTTTTTACTTTGGCTCACACATATTGAGCAAGTTACCAGGAAACAGGTGAAAACAATGGCTGGCGAAAACAGAAGCATCGAAACATTCTCAAATCACTTTCACCGATTTCTGACGGTTATCATTACAGGGTTGTGCGTCTGGATGGTGACAACGATAAATGAGAATCAGTTGAAGCAGAACACCGTAGGACAGAAGATCGTCGCGTTAACCGAGAAAATAGATGGATTGACGGTTGATCGTTACTACGGCAGAGATGCGGCAAGGGACTTTCAATTAAGGGATGCGGCACTGTCCAACCTCACCGACCTGTATAAGCTAATGAAAGATGAAATGAAAGACCTGAAAGTCAGGGTCAGGGACTTGGAACGCGCCATTGATAAGAAAGGAACAAACAGATGAAACACATACTTGTATTAACACTATTATTAATCGGAGGTTATAGTCATGCGGACAAAATATCTTATTATGGGTGTTGTTATGATAGCCGCTCCAATTCTGCTGTTATTAGTAATAGTGTTGTTGAAAACAGCAGAGGTATCGCATCCTCTATCGCACTCGGTCAACACTCATATTATTGGGGAGCAAGTACACTTCAAATGTTTGCCGGTTTCGGGTACGACGACAGGTCTGACTCAAAAGCATTCGCCATCGGTGCGGCTCAAGTGTACAAAGATGTCATCATTAACATCGGAGCAGCAATAGAACAGAACTATGAATATACAGCAACAACTAGGCCAAATGAATTTGTAAGGTCGGAGAATTCCGACTGGTCAATCGGTGCCGGTGTTACGTGGTTAGTCAAATGAGTGACGCGCTTGACTGGGTAAAGTTTATATTTGAGAACAAGAAGTTTCTATTCTCTGTCTTAATGTCTCTGGTCAGCGGTCTTGGATACCAGTCATGGAATGTTTTTGAAAAAGAAAAGACTATCATGTCAGAACGCGAAGCAACAACGCAAGCAATTGTCTATACACTACAGCAGACAAAGCCAGAAGTTGAGGAAGTAAAGGATAGTTTTGAAAAAAGACTTAAACGACTTGAAAATAGAGTACAGGAGAAACATCCATGAGTATAAGAGTAAAAATACTGCTATCCATATTATTTATTGAATTGGTTGTGTTGGTACTAATGCCATCACCAGTAAAGGCACAGGACGCAATCTGTAATGATACAAACGTGGCTACATTCGCCAATCTAACTGATTTTGACTTCAACGTGATAGATGGAACTTATGTTCTTGCATTTAGACTGCTAACCAGCGGTGTTGCATGTTGTGGAGGTAAGTTCAGTGAAGTAGGTGCTCACTTTGATAATCTGAAACAGCAAACAAGATTACAAGGGGAAGACCTTGAGTCATTCGTGCGACGATATGCAAAGACAGTTACTTGGGGTGATTTAACCTCCGGTCAGCAAACAATGTGCAATGTGATGTTCACAAAGTACCCTAAGGTTGAATGGGTGGTGACAGAGAATTATTATCGAGGGGAGCTAAAACCAGATAGACCTCGGTATGCAAATACACCTGAGTTTCCAAGCGTTAAAAAAGAGATAGGACGCGCAACATTGGGCGAACCGTGTGGTCAGTTTGTTGCTAATTATGGTAACAGCACTGATTATGAATGGCGGACCAATGCTGATGGTGTGACTGCCTGTAGGAAAAAATAGTGATGGCGCAAATAGCCAAAGAAAGAAAGGATGTTGTTCGATTTTTTCAAAGAGTTTTGCAAAATAAGCATTGGGCTGCGCCTATCACGATAAGTGATGCCAACAGATTGCTTGACTACATATATGGTGAGGGTCACCCTTACCTAAGATTAAGGGAGTATGAAGCCCATGATGGGGAAACAACACAGAAAGAACGAAGCGAAGATAGTGCAGGGGCAATACTACGGGGACGCCGTGCTACAGATAAACGGAAAGAAAGTGGAGAACGTGTTTATACTGGGATGGGAAACTATGTCCAACGGTGTGACGGTTGCCAAAATTGCATGTACCCAGAGCGATGTGAGATTGCCAAAGAAGGGTGCGATGGTAGACAACCACAGGAATAGGTGTTTAGTAACTAACGAGGAATTAGAGATATGACTGTAGAAACAGCTACTCATTTAGACGATTTAGACATTACATTACCTCTTGCAGGCGATAATATATCTGAAGGTGATAATCATTTACGGCTTATAAAATCAGTTCTAAAGACTGTATTCCCGGGTAGTGGTGGTTCAGGATTTAGTACCCCAATTACAGCATTAGAAGCGGATATTAATTTACTTGCTGGTCTAGCTGCTGGAGGGTTAACTAACACTGAGTTATCCTATATCAATACATTGACATCTAATGCACAGACACAGCTAGATGCCAAACAGCCACTTGATGCAGACCTTACAGCTATAGCTGCATTAGCAACAGCAGCATATGGCCGTTCTCTTTTGGAAACTGCTTCAGAAGCTGCGTTTAAAGCTTTAGTTAATTTAGAAATCGGAACTGATGTACAGGCATATGATGCAGACTTGTCGGCTATAGCTGCACTAGCTACAAACGCTTACGGCAGATCATTGCTAACAGTTGCTTCAGAAGCTGCGTTTAAAGCTTTAGTCAATTTAGAGATTGGTACAGATGTACAAGCGTATGATGCAGATCTAGCTGCTATTGCCGCATTAACTACACAAACATTCGGAAGGTCTTTATTAACACAAGCAACTGCTTCAGCAGCAAGATCCACATTAGGGATAGATGGCACAAGTGGAAACATAGCCAGTGGTGATATTGCAAATGACGCTATCGACGCTGCACATATTAGTTTTACAAATACGACAACTGGTACTTTGACTGTTCCTTTCAATGGCTCTGTTACTGTTCCAGAAGGTTTTTATGTAGTCCTTGCACCAGACAGTGCTGGCAGTAACTGGAGTTCTATAGATTTAGTGGTTACTTCTCACCAAAGTGGCACACCTACCTTTGTAGTAGGGAATTTTGGAACGGCAAGTAGTTCTACTAAAGGATTTTCAGGAATATACTCGGACGGGTCTAACGTTACAATTACTGATACTTCTAGTGCTGGCCCTAAAACAATTTATTATAGAAGGTTAAATACTTAATGCAGTTTATCCATATTCCAAAAACAGCTGGTAAATCGGTTCATGCGGTGTTCCCTAGGACTCCTCCTTTTGAGAGACATCACCAACCGATGTCTTACTATAAGGATGAGACAGAGTTCTATACGACCATAAGAAACCCGTACGATAGATTGGTAAGCTTATTTTGTTATATAAACAGAGACCAACCTAACTATAATGAGATACATAACCCAGAATATTTTTATTGGTGGTTTACTGTGGGGAAAGATCAGGAACCCAAGATGGCTAATCCTAATGTGTTTAATACTATGTCATGGTATTTAGATGTCCCTGAGAAACCTGTGAAGATATTAAGATTCGAGACAGTCGGACAAGATTTTAAAGAACTGTTTGGGCAGGATTTACCTCACGTAAATGAAAATGAACATCCACCTTATCAGGGGTATTATGATAAGAAAATGACAGAGTTAGTAAGAGATTATTACTCTGAGGACTTTATACGCTTTAACTATAGCGAGGAATTGGTATGAGTTTACGAAGTAGATTATTTGATGTAATAAAAGCGGATAAAATAAAAAATGCTTCACCTAATTTATTAACTGACGTTTGGTCTGGTCTTACATTAGGTCAAAAAACTAAACTCGTAAAAGGCTTACTTACAGAGCCTCATATATTTGGTGAAAAATTAAGGGATGAATTATTTAAAAATATTGAATCTGAAGTTAATGCTGAATTAGATACTCTATTAGCACAAGCTACAATAGATAGAACGTTTCTTGAAGGATTATTTTCATGAAAATGTTTAGTATTAAAAATATAGGGGTTAGCGGTTTAAATACCGATTTAGCTCCATGGGAATTAGATTCTGGGCATCTTACATATGCCGCTAATTTCCGTTCAGCCGGAAATGCTGTTAAATCAGGGGGAAACTATCTAGCATGGGCTACCCCAGGTACCGATTTTAATGCAGGTAATTTAATCCATGTAGGTGAGCTTGCTAACGGGTATTGGATGGTTATGGGCCGCTCTGCAGTATATGTGTATAATGGTACCTGGTACGATATAAGTAATGCTGCCGGATATGCGGGCATTAGTGCAGATGACGAATTACTTTGGACAGCTTGTAAGCTAGGTAGAATACCTATTATCAACAACCCGCAACATTATCCTGAATACTGGTCTCCGCAATCCACAGGTCAGGTAATGCAATATCTTAATTTTGATGCTGGGAATACTTGGGCTAGTTTAGGATACACATGTAAAGTAATGAGGTCGCATAAAGATTATTTATTCGCGCTTAACCTAACAGAAGGAGCTACTGAATTACCCAATTCTTATCGTTGGTCACACCCTGCAGTAATTAATGGATTACCATTTTCTTGGGACGAAACAGATACATCTAGTCTAGCTGGAAAGTCTCAATTAGGAGGTGATAGTGGAGACTTGATAGACGGATTATCATTAAGAGATTCTTTCTGTTTATATGCAGAGAAAGGTATACATATATTAGACCCGTCTAATGACGAATCTGTTTGGAATCGTAGGCAGCTATCTTCAACTGTTGGGTTAATATCGTCTAACACAGTAGCCCAAGTGAACAACATCCATTTCTTATTGGTTGATGGAGACTTTATATCTAACGATGGAAATAATATTGTATCTATAGCACACAATAGAATTAGAACTAGATTGCTTTCTAACCTTAATGAAACTTACTACAACCGTTCATATACGATCAATAATAGAGCTCTGAAAGAGTTATGGTTTTGTGTCCCTGAAGGCGACGCTACATATCCTAACATGGCATATATTTATAATTGGAGAGATGATAAATGGGGCGTAATTGATTTACCATCTAATACGGCGTTTGCTGCATATGGTCCAAAAACAATAGTTACAGATACTTGGTCAAATATTGTAGGCACTTGGGCTACCACATTATTAAAATGGACAGGTCAATCAATTACTCCTTTGAACGACTCCATAATTTCAATTAGCACTTCTAATAGTGGTCTTGTAGAAATTGACCCAGAAGCTGGAACTGGGACAGCAAATACTGGTTGTAGATTAGAAAGAACTAATCTCGTTATAGGGGATATAACTAAAACTAAAACCGTTACTAGAGCTTACCCTAAAATGAACAGTACTTCACCAGTGACTGTTCAAATTGGTTCTCAGCAGACGCCAGATGGCGCTGTAGAATGGGAGACTGCTGTGACGTTTACACCTGGTACGGATAGAAAAGTTGATTGCAGATCTACGGGCTTCTTACACGCATGGCGAATAGATTCTGTAGCTGGTGGTAATGTTAACTGTAGCGGTATTGATTTTGAATATGAAGATGCAGGTGAAAGATAATGGCCTTTATTCCAGTTGAACAACCACCAACGGAATTTTCGGATATTCAAAGAGAATACCTGAATCGGATGGTTTTAAACATTAATTTAGCATTTGCATCAGTTTATAAATTGCCTATTTTATACACATTAGAAGAAAAACCTTTAATTGGAAAAGTTTACTATTATGGTGCAGCTATAGCCACTACAGCCATAACAAGTGAAGGGTTCTGGGGTTATACCTCAGGTGGATGGTCAAAACTAGGATAATAATATGAAATTAACAATTGCCGCTGTGCCAGTAACATTAGTTGAACATATGTTTCCTAAATGTGAGAAACATTTGCAGAAAGTCGTAGATAAGGCTTCAACGGATATCTCTTTGGAAACCATTAAAAACGACTTACTTCAAGGTGGACATATGCTTATCACTATATCAGACGGTGCAGAGGTTGTAGCCGTAAATGTAGTGACTGCAAATCAAATGCCAACAGGGTATAGGGTACTTTGGATACCTATAACTGGTGGAGAAAGAATGGATGAATGGTTAGATGATTTTATGAAGCTTGCCCAGCAATTAGCAGTTGATCAAAATTGTAACGAAATTAGAGGAATGGCTTGTAGGAAAGGCTGGTTAAGAGCCTTAAAGGAACATGAATGGTATCCTATCCATGAAGTCATTGGTTGTAAAGTTAAAGTAGAGGAAAATTAATATGTCAGGTGCATTAGGAAAATCAGAATCACAAGCCCAACAACAGGCTCAGCAACAGGCACGTACACAGTCAGATGCTGCTTCACAACAGCAATTTGATCAAAACGTTTGGGCACCACAAGGTCAAGCATTACAAAATATGTATGGTAATATCAATGGTCTGTTTGGTAACACTATAGGTAATTCCGCTAAAGGAAATACTAAAGGCGGAACTAGTGCAGCTCACAGCGTATTTAGCCCGCTATCAAGTGCTATGTCTAATAATATGGCCGGTGGAGCTTATCAGAATCTTGATTTACAAAATCAATTTACTGATTCTATTAACCAATCGGCTAATAACCCGTCGGCTATGCAACAAATTAATAGTATGATTATGGGTGGCTCCGGAAATAATTATGCAGATGCTATGAGAGACCAGTATATAGCTGATGCAAATAGAGCCCAGCAACTTATGTTGAGAAACCTAGATGCTCGTGCTTCAGCTGCTGGTCATTCTGGCCAATCACCATATCAACGATCTGTGGCAGAAGGTATGTATGATATTAACCGCAATCTTCAGCGCAATCTAGCTGAGACTGGATACAGTACGTTTGAGAAAGATTTAGATAGAAAGCTTGGTATAGCTAGTCAAGCAGATGCCAACACATTTCAAAGGCAGCAGTTGTTAAGTAATATGATTGGTAATCAGCAAGGTACCATGAATCAAGGGTATAATCAAGGTCTACAACTTGGTGGGTACGGGCAGTCCGTAGCTAATATTCCTTGGCAACAAGCACAAATGTATGGTAGTCTATTTGGTGCGCCGACAGTACTAAATTCAGGATCAGGGTCTAGTAAACAGTCTTCTAAAGGTGAACAATCAGGAAGCTCTTCTGGGTTTTCAGATTCTAAATCCTTGGCGGGTCAACTAAAAATCTAAGATAAATTTTGGAGAACTATATGGACTTAGGTACTTTATTAAACTTTATTAAACCACAGGCATTTAATCCGGCCCCATCGTTACCTCAAATGAGTATGAACATGGGTCAACAAATGCCTCAAGCACAAGCTCAAAGTTTGGGTGACCTTATGTCTATGGTTAAACAGACGCCGGACCCTACAGAGTTGGAGAGGTATAAGCAGATTATACTAAGTAAACACCGTGCCGATGCTGCAGATAAATACGGAGATATAATATCTAGTGTTTCACAATCAACAAATCCGTATCAAATGGGTGAAAATGAGTTGTTCCCTGGAGAAGCATCTATACCTGGACTTCGTGAAAAGATGGATTTGAAAGATAGAATCGCTCTTATGAATCAAAAAATGATCGAGTCAGGTAATCCAATACTTCAAAAACAGGGTTTAGAAAATCTGGCTAAGATACAGGCTGAAGATATTAAGAGCCAAGCTATGATGGATCGAGAGCAATATAAGATCGATAATCAGAGAAGCACAGCCCATCGTATGGCTATAGAACAAAATCTTGTACCAGGTACAAAAGAATATATTGACTTCATTAATAAGTACGCATTAAAACAGAATTACGAATCATCATTCTCTAAACCATTTACTGTGAGTGAAGCTGGAAATCTTATGTACTCTGACGGTACACCGGTTAATCCAGGTGATTCGTACGAATCTGCAATGAGGGCAGGTAAAAAGGTTGTGCTACGAAATAATTTATCTGGTGATGCGGCTGCTAGAGCTTCTTATATATCTAATGCAGACAAATCATTCTCGCAAGTTAAAAGTCTATTGTATGGAGCACCTGATGAAGGTGGCAATTATACAGGACCTATTAACAGGAGAGTTATTACTGACGCTTATGTTACTAGATACGATCCTACAGGCGGACTATTATCGAACCTGATAACTACACCTGAAGGTCAGAAATTTGCTCAAGCCTTAGAAACTGTGGTTCAGAATATGTTGCGATTTGAAACAGGTGCGACTCTCGGAAACAATGAAATGGATAATATTCGTTTACGTATTCAACCTATTCCTACTGCTAGTGATGAAGTTATTAATCAGCAAATGGGTGCAATAGATTACTTCTTGAAGAATGCTAAAGCATTTATCGATCCAATTAAACGTCAGAAAATTAAAGAGTTGAAAACAAGGGGTGAAGCTGTACCACCAGAGTTATTACAGGATCTGGTATTAGAAGGATGGGAAAAAGCTCGAGCTGCTTATAGTACAAAATTAAAGAAAGATGATGAACCTCCATTACCCAATGGCTATAGTGAGGAGCCCACTCAATGAGTAATTACAGAAAAGCATTTAAAGGCACTGAACCAGTTATTCTTATGCTACACGTTGACCCAGAAACTGGTAATAAATCTTGGACTCCTACGGAGTATAAGACACTAGAAGAAGCTCAGCAATATGATGCTTCGCAGTTATCTAGTGAACCGGAGTTTAAGGACCCATTACCTCAAAACTACAACAATCCAAAAGCACGTATCAATATCAATTCATCGTTTAAAAGACATAAGGCTGAGTTGATGGGTATACCTGAGGATAAGTCTGCAGTCGATAGATATAATGAAGCTAGAAATATGCCTTTTATAGAAAAGGCTCCTATAGTACTGGGTAGACAACTAGATAAATTGGGCGCAGGAACTATGGATATGTTTAATATAGTAGACAAGTATACTAGTCCTACACAAGCAACACGTGATGAGTACGACAAAGCAATGGTTGATAGAGCTAACGATCAAAGAATGAAAGATGAATTGTATAAACAGATGGGTCAAAATGAAGGTGCCGCAACACTTATGAACATCGTACCATATATCGGGACTGGCGTGACTTTAGGGCCAAAGACCGCTCAACTCGGTGCTAATACATTAAAAGGCATAAACACAACCAAACAGATGATAGCTGGCGAAGCTGGAGGTCTCACAGTAAAAGGTATCGAATCTTTGGCACAAAAACCTGGAATAATAGGTAAAGCTGCTGAGAGAATTAATCGTGAATCAGTAGCCCCAAGAGTTAGAGCTGCAGCACAGGCTAAAGCTCAGCCACCAATTAGTAATCCTTACTTTGAAAATTTAGGTGGTAGATTGTTAGGCGATGCAGCTCTAGGTGGTATAGAAGGACTACTGCACTACGATGAAACTCCTTTAGGTGGATTAATTAGTTCGTTGGCTGGCTCTGCTGTAGGAGCTAAACTTAAACCGTCAGTCTCTAAATCACCGGATTTTTGGGATGCGGCTGAGAGAGATGTTCGTGATTGGGCTAAGGACCAAGGTATGAAATTTTTACCTGGTACAGAGAAAGGAATCAATTCAGCACACATGTTTGAAGAGGGACTAAGAAGTGAATCATCGTGGTCAGATCTTGTAAAAATGTATGACAGACGAAATGCTGTTGTAGCAAACAAGGTTGGGTACAGGGCTATGGGGTTAGTAGATACAAAAGGAAATCCTTTAGACGTTACGCCGGATATGTTACGCGAACATATGGATAGCCTTCGTAAGGAGTATCAAGATCTTGAGATTAAGACCAGAGGCAGAATTGATAGAAATGATATATCTCAACTTGAAAAAGAGATTGGTGCATTAAAGAATTCTATATCGAAAGAAGATGAGAAAGCATTTAAGGAAGTAGTGCCGTTCTTTGAAAAACTGAAAAAGGCATCTAAAGTTACACGTAATGCTAGAGGTAGATTTGTTAAAGCTACATTCCCTGGTAAAGACTATCAAGCTTTGAGTTCTGATTTGCAGAAGAAAATAAATAGTATGAAAGAAAATAATCATCTTACGGCTATGAATAAGTTGATAGAGTTTAAAAAGATACTTGATACAGGTATTGAGCGTGGTATTAAGGATATGGGTGGTGAACCTACTCTAAACGCTTGGAAAGATCTTAATGAAAGATATGCCATGACCAAGTTAATGATGGACCATGGTCTTGATGCAAATATGAAGGTCAATCCCCAAAGACTACACAACTTCTTCATGTCAAATGATTCTGAAAGGTTATTGCAAGGTAAAGGTGGTAGAGTTAAAGATCTCCATAATCTAGCAAAGGTATGGCAAATGCAGACCACTTTACCTGGTAATGCTAATCGTACGGCTAGCGTAGGTAATCCAGCCACAGTATCACCTGGAAGACGCTTCTTATTACCTGCATTATCACATACAATGGTAGGTAAACCTTTGGCTAATTTATATATGAAGGCTTATCAAAGTAAGTATTCTCCAGTTATTAATGGATTAGGTATGGAGTTGGACGATAATAGTTTATGGAATTCTATATTTTTAGGTCGTGCATCCGGTCAAGGTTTAGACATCCATAGAAAAGCGATGGATGCGGGTAAAGATACCTATGATTATTTTGAGAGACTACTCTCTAGCCCAGATAAGGAAAATGAGAATAAGTAAAGAATTATGGCGCAGGTTTAGGGGCTCTTACGAGCCCCATTTTTTATATATCATCTCGCCATCTAATAGCAACACAGTGAAAAGGTATACCGTCATTAGTTAGTTCAGCATATTCACATGTGACCAACTTTCCGATATAGTCCTCTTTATTATCCAGCACATGCCTCTTTTCCATATGATTACCTGGTGCCGAAGTTTTAAAAGCATTACCATTTCTGGCCTCCAGAATCAAAATACCCCAACCTTCCTTAGAAGGTTCTATGTCTATACATTTAAACTCATCATCTTCTCTAAGCTTGATTTTAATTAAGTGAGGACTACGTTTACCAATACTGTATTTACTAGAACCTAATCTTATAATAGCCCCTTCATATCCTTGTTCTCTATACATTCTGCACAACTTATGAGGATCTGTTCCAGTTCTAAGTTTGTGTGTATTAACTATTTTGATTTTATCTGTCACTGTAACATTGTCTTGTATAAACTTAAATCGATCTTCAAAAGACATATTCTCATTAACAACGTCGTATATATGGTATTCTAAGCGAAGTGTTTTAATTTGTCTACGTTTTGCCCAAGAAGCAATAGTCTGTAATGGTGCACCGTGGTAATACAGTTCACCATCAAATATTACCCCTTCAGGTACATGTAAATCGTCAATAATTTCTGGTATGGTATCTATTATTTTACCTTGTCTTGAATATGCGCCTTGTCTACTTATCATACATCTATGACCGTCAAGCTTTGGTTGAGCATACCACTTATCAAATAATAAACCTTTAACACGTTTAAGTGGATGAGCTAACATCGGTGCTGGCAATCCTAACTGATTCGTAACAAACTCACCTAACTCTTCACGAGATTCCTTAAACCCAGCATCTCGTTTCTTCCTCGCTCGCGCTTCGACGCGGAGTTTTATTTGCTCCTCTACGGATCTACCGGCCTTCCCACAAGGTACGTCTTCCGTAAAATGGCATCCGTTAGCATAAATATGGATAGTATTACCTTCACTATAGATTTTCCAAATATTTATACTGTGAACTCCATGGCCGTATAGTGTAAGTTCATTTTTCCGCATGATTTATCCTCTATATTGTTCGTATACAACGGTGCCGAAGTGCTTGGCACCAGGGTATGGATCTTCATAAACAACACGCTTACATCGAGTGTTGGCTATCATCTTACTACAATGAGTACATGGTTCTGCAGTACAATAGATTGTATGAATCTTATTTACATCTGATACTTGCATAAGAAGATTCATTTCCGCATGCACTGCGGCACATTGATCTAATCTAGTACCACTAAGTGCCGACGCACCAGAACAAGCATACGGGTAACGTACCTGTATTGGTTGATTTGGACCAGATTGAAACGTATGTTCTTCATTACAATGCTTTTCACCACATGGTACACCGTTATATCCTGTACCTATAACTAATCCGTTCTTATCTAGTGCCAAGGCGCCGACGGCACGACGTAAACAAGTAGTCCTCATGGCTATATCGCTAACGATACGCATGTATAATTCATCTTTGGATATTCTACTCATGTATAATCTCCGTACTATTTATATTATTTAAAAGTTATAAATCTAATGTATCCCGGAGCTATCTAGAACTATCTGAACATTCCCTGGGCTAGTAGCCCGTAGGCTAATATAAGTTCAATTTTAACATCCTAGGATAGCTCCGGTTAGCTCAGGATTTTAGCCACTTACCAAAATCTGATTTAAAGGTAAGACTTAACAAATCGTGTACATCTGTGATAGGTGGATATTCTACTTCTAAAAAACCATCACCTTCGCATGCGGCAACCTCATTCATATATGGCCAATAGTTTTCATATACGTGTAAACTATCAGTACTAAAAATGAATTGGCCTTTCGGCACGCCTAATTCATGCGACATCATCTCATGTAACCACCAAAAACATGGCCAATCGATACTAGAACCTATGGCTAAATCGCTTGACCGCATATCAGCGTGCATGATTAACTCACCTTGTACTATACGAAAAGTAATCCCTTTAGTACATACTACATCCTTATTATCTGCAAACATATGTTCATGACCCAACATCGGTATATAAGCACGACGGCTGTCTGGGTCTTCTATCAGGGTTTTTACCACTCTATCAAAATCTGTAAGACCATCGGCGTCCTTTCTGATAAACCAATAATACCCATAGTTAGAAAATATTCTACCATCAGGTTGTACTATGGTTTTCCATATACTTGCCTCATCACAGATAGAGTTATCGTATGGGTCTCCTTTTAGATACCACATAAATTCTTTCTTGATATAGGCAAGATTATCCCTTGGTCTAAAAGTAAAACTATGAAATGGTTGGTTTACAGTAATGGAATAAAAAGGGATTTCTTTAATCAACAAATCCCTTGGTTTAGATATTTCGCCCCATGATGCTACATCACTAAAAGCTTGAATCACTGAATTAAATTCCATAATCTACTCCTGTACCCGCATATTTATCTCGTTTAACAAGTCATCCATAGGCATATCTGTATAATCATAGTGGATATGGTCTATAGACGTCATCACAGAATGATAATTAGCTTTGATAATGTCTCTATTTTCAGTTATATGTTTGATATGCTCATCTGTATCATATTCTTTAATTTCATGAACTTCATTAGGAACTGTAGTCCATATAAATATACAGGAACTTTCTAAGTATGAAAGATCTCTTAAAAGCATAGCACGATGTAATTCATTCATATCAAGTTCATAACACAATCTAGATATACATGTAACTCTATCAAATATAGCTAACGAATGTTTGGCAATCAAACATTGATACCGCGACATTTCTTCTGCAATATCATTAGACTTAGGCTTACCACCTATAACATGGATACCTAAATTATAAAATCTACCTAATTGTTTTGCTAAAGTAGATTTACCGCATCCGTCAAATCCTTCTATTATTATGCTTTTCATGAGTCATAGTCCATATTCTGAGTTTCTATGGCGCTTAAGATATTTGCGATACGAGTTTCCGGGGATACCCATCCATCTGGTTTAACTGCATCTGCAGCTTCACCATTTCCTCGTTTTGTATTGACACCCAATCGCTTACTCATGTTAGCATCATGGACAGAAGAAAATAGTTTTTCATACACACCATGGTCTATCCCCATTTTATATAAAACACCATGAGCAAAATACATGAGGTCAATGACGGCATCAACTGTACCTATAAAATCATCATTTTTATACGCCTCTAAAAACTCATTACATTCCTCAATAAGGCTTGCATAAGATATGTCAGCCTCCGCTTGTGATAATGTAGATATTGGTCTTTTACCTATACCCAATATTTCACGATTAAATTCAACCACCTGAAGGTATTGTTTAGACATGTGTTTCTCCTTATTTAATTTCTTCATGATAATTAGTTAATATGAGATTATGAATTATTTTCCAATTATCGTGTTTTTGTTGATAATCTATACACTCTATTAAATCTTTATTGCTAAAGATAATAGGTACACCATGTATATTAAAACTGGTATTAATAAGTATACCAAACTCTTTAAGGGCAGGTCCCATGATAGATAACGTTTCTTTGTCATCGTCTGGTACTACCTGAGGCCTACCAGTGTAACCATCTCGTGTAGGTAATCCGTGTGCCGCACCTCTATAATCATGTTTAATTTGGAAATATTCCTGAGCTAAAACCATATAGTGATTGCTTTTAACAACACGATCCATGTCATCAAACAACGTATATGCTACTTCTTCTGATACTACTGGAGCCATCGGCATTACAGTATCACGTCCGTTACATTTATTGATATAGTCGACATTTGCAGTCACAGGTAAAGCTATGGTAGATGTACGACACAATGCCCTAGCGCCGAATTCCATATTGCCCCAGACTATGTTTACTATTTTAGCTTCTTTCAATAATTCCAATAACCTATTAGCCATATCTGATTTGTTATTAAACCACTCAGTACGATCTCTATTAAAGGTTGGTTTTATATCTCTAAAACCCCAACATAAATTTTTAGGCATTTGCCAATCTGGATTATCTCTCTTATATAATCCTAATGGAGCACCTTGGTCACCACATAAAGGCATAACAGATAACATTCCAGGAATAGCCTCTAATACTTTGTAGTTTGCTTTAACATTCATAAACACACCACCCACCAATATAACGTTATCTATATTATATTTTCTGATTATGGCAACCAATATACGTTCAAGGGCTGTCTGTACCACATGAGCTACCAAGTGTTTCATCCTTTCACATGGTGCCAAAATTTTATCCCACATTAGTTGTGTTTCAACCAGGGCTTCAATCTTGTATAGTGGATCAGTATCATTAAATAACCGTTTATTATTTATGTGATTCGTGAATTTTTGCAATATATCTAAAACTATAGGTCCAAGATATTGCTTATCTACATTAGAGCATGAGTTTTCATAACCTAATAACTTATACTCATCTTCATTCATTTTCATACCAAGATTGGCTACTGCATACTGATACATTAAACCAAGAGATGCATCATATCCGTATACTCGATTAACTAACTCATCTTGTGGATTATAAATGGATATAGTCTCACCAAAATTACCGAATCCATCAGCAACTATAGTCCATGATGGAGGCATTTCATCTCCGACAAAAGCTTTAGCACTCATCATATGACAATCATGGTGCGTGAAATTTTTATCCACGGTTACTATATTTTTATGTGTAGGCAATAGTTTACGATTAAAGTGCTTTAACTTCATATTATCAAGATTACCAAAAGGATCCCAATGAGATATGTAAATACTATCATATTCTTCGATACCTATTTGACGTATAGCATTAATTGGAAATGCACTATCAGATTTAATTCGTGTTAATCTCTCCTCTTCATAACCATTAATAATACGGCCGTCCACAATAGCGACGGCCGATGAATTATGTCCCAATGACAGTAATAAATCTGTACTCATGGATTAATCCCAACTTTCCAGAATATTGTCTACCTCTTCTGATGATACTTTAGAAGGTTTCTCAGCCTCAGGTTCAATTACTTCTACCGATGGTAATGCTTGCTTATTGCCTCCACTAGGTAATGCTGGTGTAGTAGATGAGAAGTTATCCCATTCTTTTTCTTCAGCAATTTTTAGTGAGGTTTTAACCATGTCTTTATTTAGTATGCCCAATAATTCGAACGTTAATTTAGGATAATCAGCATCATCATCAAAACCTAAACGAGATATTACTACCGAAGGAGTTGTGATCCCGGCCTTCTTAAGATCCGTACTATAATTATTTAATGGCTTAAGACTTGATACGGTAACATTAAGTAACCAGTATGGAGGCCGTTCAGACTCCTTCATATCTTTAGCTTTGACAATATATAAGCGCTTACTATCTCGGCACGCCTTCGATTTCTTACCGCCTATACTAATGGCTGAACCAAATTTGTTATTAGGGCATGTAGCACATGTTTGACTTACAGGATTACTAACCCAAGAATCTGGAGATATACCATCAGATGAGCTACAGTTTGGTGGATCTGAACTATTTGAGTCATACACTCCTTCATAATATGTTTTGGCTGTACCATGTGTAGGCATCATACCTACTATAACACAGTCAAGATTATCTTTCACAACTTCAACTTCTTCACCTTCAGACTTGAAGCGGAACTTGCCACCTTTAAGTGATATTCTAGGTACTGACATACCACCACTCATCATATCATCAGTTTTAGGTGCCGATGTGTTTTCCATCATATCTTTTAAATAATCTGGGATTTGTATATCTTTGGACATTTTTTACTCTCCTTTAGAGGACTTGGTTGGTTTACGTACTTGAATAACATCTTCTCGTACGTAATCTATTCCCATTTCAGCGGCTGATATACCGCTATCCATGAGTTCTTTAACAGCCAATTTAGATATATGGCTGGTAAATATCTGCGTGTTGCCAGTCTTTAGTACCCACTCATCAACTATTTCTCTGGCACCTGGTGCTATTCGAGCATAATCTTTTTCAGTACGGAAAGCTGTACCGGCCGCGGTCTTGAATGAGTCTACACCTGTCTCATTAGATATCTCTAATATTTGGGCTTCAAGATCCGCTAATTCCGCTTTACAACCATCTTCAAATGACTTGAAATCACTTCGTTTTTCATTTAGAGTATCGCGTATACTAATATACTCATTAACTAAATCAACAATTTTAGACATAAATTACTCCTTGATAAAACATATATTATATATTCATTGTTTATTCTTTGTAAATATCTTTACATAAAGTACTTAGTAACACGTTATCTCCTGTAAAATATAATATAATAAGTACTTAACACACTGCTATATTAGAGCTAACCAGACTTATCCAGGACATCTCTGGGCTAGTAGCCCGTAGGCTAATATAGGTCCAATTTTAACATCCTAGGATAGCTCTAGTAAACTACAAATTAGTATACATATCCAATATATCTTCATTAGTCAACGTGCCGGAGTCCAACTTACGATATAATTCTTTCTCTATTTTACAAGATATGAGTTTAATTATATGTTGATTTTCAGATTGTCCGGCACGACGTACCCGCCCTATACTTTGGACATACTTCTCAACACCCATCACAGGTGTCCAATAAAGTATATAGCTAGCTGAAGTTAATGTAACACCGTGGCTTGCTGTGGATACTTGAGCTATTAGTACCTCTGTATCAGCATGTTGAAAATCTTTAAATATCTTAGCTCTTTGGCTCACCGGCACTTTGCCAGATATGGACGATACATTGTACTTCTTATCTTTTAAGTATCTTTCTATTAGAGTTATCTGTGCTACAAACTGGCAAAACACAATTAACTTATTACCTGATTCTTGAATAACAGAAATTAACTCATTAAGTTTAGAATTACATGGTAAACTATGGATATTACCTTCTTCATCTATAGCTGTACCACCAGCTATTTGTAGTAGCTTACTAAACTTAACACCTGCATTAACCGCCGTTATAGTGCCTGTTTTTAATTCGTGTAACTGCTCTTTTACCATATTATTATATGCTTCTTCCGTTTCCTTAGGCATATTAACTATTCTGGTTTCGAATGTTATAGGGGGCAAATCAATACATTCTTCTGTCTTGAATCTTATCGCTGGTTGAAGGGCATTATGAACCACAGTTTCCCACCCTTCTTTATGTTCGTAATTATACATATCGATTTGATACATTACCATGTTTCTAAATTTAGTCATATAAGGTGTAGGTAATTTTGATGGGTTAACAGCTAGACCTAATCCATAAGCATCCATCGCGCCTGTAGTGATAGGTGTACCTGTCATACCCCAAACAGACTTAACTGCTTTAGATATACGCCTCATTGCTCTTGACCTTGAACTATTGTGCTTGAATGCAGTTAACTCATCGATAACTATAATATCGAAATTAGTTTGTATTATCTCTTCCCAATATGTGCGTACACAATCATGGTTAGTAATAACTATATTCGCATTTGATTTTAAAGCTTGTAATCTGCTTTCTTTAGGACCATGCATTATTGTTGGCCGTAAGTGCGGTGCAATATTGCGAACCTCTTCAAGCCATACGGTTTCAAGGATAGATAGAGGTGCTATAACAAGCATACGCTTTACTTTATTAGTATATCTTAATATATCATATGCCCATATGGCGGATGCTGTCTTACCACTACCTAATCCGTTAAATACATAGGCTCTCTTATTTCTAAGGAGAAATAAGATCGTAGTTAACTGATGTTCGAAAGGTTTAAAATTATAAAATCCGTAACCTATTTTATCGAACGGCGGAACTGTGATTTGAGATGTAGGCTTTAATTTGACTAATGACATTTTCGTCCTTACCAAACATAAATGAAAAGAATCCACCGGCTTGTTGAACGTCGGCACCGAACTTTTTTTGTAAAGCTGTAGGTCTACCTTTTTCAGTCTTAACTTCGATAGCTATATACAGACCATGAATGCAGAATATCAAGTCAGATACACCGCGACTAGAATATTGACTAGCCGGATATTTTATATATACACAATGTTGGCCGTATATATCTTTTAAACGTGATCTAGCCCATGATTGAATAACGTTTTCACTATTACTCATAGTTAATCCTTTATTAGTATCAATGGTTCTGGAGCATTTATCAATTCGTGTTCTATTAGTAGTGCAGCTATCTCGTCTGTGGTTATAAAAAACAGGTGCTCAAAATCTTTAGGTGGAATCATGTCAACCTGAAAATCACCATAATCTAAAATTATACGTTTTGGTTTCTTTAAACCGGAGATATTCATTATACACCCTTCTTAAACAATGGACACTTATCTTTTATCAAACAAAATCCACAATACTTATGTTTGGTCGGTTTAAATTCTTCATCAGAATTAACTTTCTCATATTGTTCATCGAAATAATCCATTTCTTTTTGTAAATCTTTTCTATGAAGTGTTATAGTTATCGATTGCTTATGGTCTACAAAAAGATATGAATTTATAATTTTCTCCATATTAGGCATGACATTTAATATCATTGCGGCAGACAAATGCAATTGACCATGGTCACTATCATATGGTCTGACCTTTCCAGTTTTAAAATCTAAAGAGGTTACGAAATCAGGGTATACCGCAAGAGAGTCAACAATACACCGATACTTTACTACATCAGGCTTATCAAACCAATCACATTTGTCCCACGACATATTAGTGGCAATCTGTCTTTCAGGAGTCATAGTATCACATTGATTATGGATCTTATCTATTATTGGTACGACATTCTGACTTTCGGCACTCATTGCTGGAGGATTTTGAATTTGTCCACTTTTGGTATTGAGATAATTGATATAGTGCTCAAGTTGCTTATGAATACGAGATCCTCTAGCAAAGTGTGGATTGTCACTGTCATCAGGATAAGATTTATCTATATATTGAGCCTTAAATTTCATAGGGCATTCAAGATAAGAGCTTAGTCTAGACCAAGATAAGGCTATAGGTATCTTCATGTTTTCTCCTTATATTTGTGTTATCTTACCGAAACTATCATCAGAGTATCCACCATCAAATGGAAACTTGATAGGTAAAGGTTTATTAAAAATGTGCTCATATACGTCGGTATTAGTAATTTGACACATACTTTTTAAAGTATATTCGGTCTTTTCTTTAGGACAAAAGTAATATAAACCATCATGTAGTTGTAATACTAATATAGCCCATGGGAACATATCGTTCATCAGATTGATTGTCGCATACGTATGGTCAGCACCACTTCCTTGTATAGGAAAATTGATTGCTGAGGATTCACCGGACCAATCGAATTTGGAGATCTTAAAACGACGGCCTCCCACAGTCTCGGCGTATCCTTTACTACGTGCATTTTCAATGGCAGTATCCCAGTATCTAACCACTCCTGGATACTGTCTCTTATAGAGAGAAAGGTATCTTCTCGCTGTGCCGATATCAATATTCTTCTCGTAGTTGGTGAAGAATTTTTCCGCAAGAGCTGGAGGGCCAATTCTATACTGACACGATAAATTAAGGAGTTTGCCGGATTGCCTTTCTTCAACGATCTCTTTAATGTCGTCTTTATTTCCTTTAACCACTTCTTCATACGGTCTCCCATAAATGGATGAAGTCATGTCTGAATGTAAATCTAGACCTTTTTGATACCCTTGTAATAACTTTTCATCACCAGACTTTTCTGCTACCCACCTTAATTCTTGAGAGTTAGCATCAATCGCTAATAATGAGTATCCTTCTGGTATTTTCATACAGTGTTTTATGGATTTAGCTTTTCTAGGTACTTGATGCAATGCTATAGAACACTGATGTATTTGCTTTTTCGTAGTTTTATTTGAGTAAGTCATTCTGCCAGTATATGTGCCGAAGATACGAGGTGCACCATATAACTTATTCTCACCTACATATTCGGCACTACGCACGAATCCGGATGTGTATTTATTTTGGATAGTAGCTATCTTGATGGCTGCCATAAGTTTATCAAATCTTGGATCGTTTAAATCCTGATGTAATCTCATAAGTACCTCATGTGCAGTCGATGGTGCACCTGATGGAGTACGTTTTGTAGGTCTAATACCCCACCGATTATAAATGAGATTTTGTTTTTGTTTAGGAGAGGTAAGTACAGTTGTCGGCACGCCTAATGATTTACATAACTCTACTTTCTTGGACTCTAACTTTTTGTGTAAATCTTTAGCAAATTCTAAATCAAATGGTATACCATGTACCCAACCTCTAGCAATAGGTGCGATACATTGTTGTTCTATAAGATACCCTTGACGTTGTTCCTCAGGCAACTTGGCCCACATTGCTTTAAATAAATCGAGAGTCATCTGTGTATCAAACACGTTACGTTCTAACCAATATTCTATATTATCACCTGGTTTTATATTCATATTTTTAATATCATTAAATCTTTCTAAACGTGGATCCCCACGTAAATGTCTGTTACAGCATTCAATCAAACTATGACTTAATTTAATCATCTCTGCATGTTGGCTATTTGATAACCATCTAGATAATAACATAGTATCTAACCACTTTATGCTTCTGATTATGTCATACGCATCTTGTTCTGGCTTAAGTTTACATACTTCAGCAAATAACCATGCAACATCAAACAACGCATTATGGCATACTACATATTCATTAGATAACTCTATAAGGGTAGGTACTATATCTGTGGCTTTTTGGTCTTTTGTTATTGTCTTTATAGATTTGTTTACTACAGTGAGACACGTGATCTCGGCTTTACCTTGAGAACATCTCCAAGGTTCTAATGCATATGGATTATCTGTTTTTACTGTTGGAGCGGTCTCTACGTCAAGAGCTGAAATATCTTCTACTTGCATATTTAGGTTCCTTTGGCAATACGTACATTCGTTTTAAGTCTACATTCAAACTCAAATAGTTTGCTATTTGTTTTAATGTATCTTCTTGTTCTTCATTTAATTGTACTATTATACAACGTAATAATATTTTGTAAACAGTTGTGTTCCAAAAACTTAAAGTAAGGTCCTCTGTAAGGTCTTGTGCATAAACGTAATGATTTCTAACAATATGTGGAATACTACAATTCCTAAGGTATACTTTAGGAATTGTATCTCTTCTTACCTTATATAACCCTGTAGATTCCGATTCATTATTAATCGACAGCAATAGGCTTACTACCTGATTTGAGAGGTCCGTTTTTGCTGATTTCATCATCTAACACCGTTTTAAAATCATCGTCTTGAGCTCTTTTAAGCCACTTATCATGGTCTCTTACTATTAACACAGCTGTCTGTGATTTCTTACCCACCAAATAAGCATTTTGTATTGGCAAACCATCGTTGGCCAGTTTATAGTCGATATTTTCGATATTGTATCGTTTTATTTGATGAGGATTTTTAATTGTAGGTGAGGGGATTTTCTTAATGAGTCCAGTTTCAAAACATTCTCTAATTACTTTATTGTAGTTAGCCATTCCGAAATGCATACGGCTATAGTACTCAAATTGTGATTGAGTTATTATATTGGCTTCGAATATATCATGTTCATTATCTATATCGTCTTTGACCTTTAATGCATTTGGAGACATGTATACGTCGCTTTCTGCAGATAATAAATCATCTGTCTTACGTGCCTCACCTTTAGGGTTAAATGATTCATTAATGGTGCAATCTACATTATCTAATATCCATTGCATAAACATGTGAGTACTATCTTGGTCAAACCTAATAAGGTCACCAACTTCACTCATTAGTTTTATTTGTTTTTCAGTTTTAGGATTAACATCATGGTATACTAAGAATCGTCTACTACCTCGGTTTATTTCTAAAGCTGTACGGTCATTGGAAAATATATACATAAAGAAATAAGATTCTATACCTAAATCCTTTTCTTTATTCTTTCCTTCAACAGTCATTGTATCTTCAGTAATGATACGTTTTAATGCGTTCATCATAGAATTACGAGCTGCTCTCGTGATTACACCATGAGCTTCGTCTACTAAAGCGAATGTACATTCTGAATATCGAATATTAAATCTCTGATTAAACTCGCTAGTATTAATGGCCATACAATTTTGTGAGCCAAATATCTTTTCCGTGAATCTCCATGATAGACCTTTACCTGTGCCTTCTTCTAAAGATGTGACATATATACACCATGAGAATTTTACATGTGGATTGAGGTATTTGTATTTTATAACCTTTAACCAATCCTCGTATATAGGACCAAACGTGCGTTTGAATACCTGTTGAAATTTGGCAATTACTATATCATCCATAGGTCCGCTATAAGCCACCTTCGGCGCACGGTAACTATTAAAGTATCTGACAAAATTACGCTCGAATATATAATCATCGCATGGTCTATAACCAAGCTTATGTGCCGTCATCTTTGATGGTGAGTCTAACCATACTTGGCCCAATTTAGATAATGGAAAGTTACCATATTGAGTTAAAGGTTTGTTTATATTCGGTGTTAGTTGAGGGAATACGTTGCCGATACTATTGGCATTAAATGATGGTGCTACTGGATTGGTGATACTTTTAACTGAGTTATTCTCTGTCAAGAATACTAGATCTTCCAATAAATCGTCTAATGTTTCACCTACAACAAATTTAGCCTCTGCATCATCATACTGTGCTGAGGCTTCTTGCAACGTCGGCAGCCCATCAGATTGGTCACATTTGCTTATAGCTAGCTCTGCTATAGCTAAAGCTTCAGCCTTAGGTATACGTCGTTTAACTAAAGATGCCATCAAGCGTAATATTGTATCATGTCGTTTACCCGATGGTATACCATTAGATAGTATATCCTCAAGTATGGTAGATCTCTTGTCTTTCTTATCTACGGTTCTTTCGCCGATATATTTAAGCGTTTCTAATAGGTCGTCAGGTGCAATAGCTATATCTTTCTTAACTGTAAGGTTATACCCTTCACTGCCCACACCTACAAAATAAAATGGAGATTTGTATACGATATCGATACCTGGATATGGTGCATGTTTAAATTCATGACCTATAGGTGCCCATAAATAATAATGTATACCGCCTGAAGGCGTGGTAACTGTAAATGTCTCAGGTATATTTAATAAGTGTAAATGTTCACGTCCATCAGTCTTATGACCTCCTTCCGACGGCACATCGACATCAATCACGAACAATTGTTTTTTGATATTTGGGTTATATTTAGGTGATGTAACTAATCCATAATAATCAGCGTTATCCCATGAATTAAGATATTCTTTATCGCCTAATCTAAATATGTTTTCGGGTTGATTTTTGATTTTAACCATCGGGCGCTTAACGCCATTCTTGATGGTTATCGGTATTATTCCATATGGTTCTTTAAGATATCGTAGAAATTTAAGACCTGCTTGTAATGCTGACGGTACTATTGTACTCATTGTGTTATTGGCTCCTTAAGATTGGCACCTCCGGTCAAGTACATGAGCCTATATACCTGACCGAAGGAACCTGTTGAGAGAGATCAGCTCTCGACAAAGTAACGACTAATAGTCGAATTTATAATTATATAATATAAAAACCCAAAAATACATACACAAATTTTAAGTTCTTAGTTAGGTATCAACCACTGCAATAGTCGCATTATTAATTACGACATTTTCGGTTAATACTTTTCTTCTTGTTGTGTGATACCATTCGTAAAATCCTGGATTGTGTTTTATGCCTTCGTGCAGTGGAATATACTTGGCTACAGTAAGCATATCTTTTAGGTCTGTCACGTATAGGCCTGTTATTTTTTGGATAGTCTCTCTAGCTTGCGAATCAGTACAAGGTATTCTCATTATAACTTCTCCATAAATTTATTAATTGATGATACAGCAAAATCAAATATCACGAGTATCGGCACGATGCATATAAATACCTTAGATACTGGATTATTTATTTCATCAAAATCAAATCCACACGCTGTTAAAAGGCCGTAACCGATACAGCACCAGATATTTATAAAAGTTACGAATACCAGTAATCCCTGTATTTGTGATATGATGTCTGCCACGTTAATTTACCTTTATTTTTGGTTTGGCCATTTCGGATACTTGTTTACGGGCTTCATTTTCTGCAACGTTCCAAGCATTTATTGATTCTGATAATTGATTCATTGTAGATGGTAAAGCACTTTGAACAACGTTTATAAGGTTATTCAATACCTGACCTTGTATATTGTTGTACATACCCAACAACTCAATCTTTAATGTGTCGGATAAATCCTTAAAATTTATATCTTCTGAATCTTTCATGGTTTTGACCTCATTTTGGTTGATACATTTTTCCACTCTTGTACATATCGCCACACCGGCATGCCGAATTCTTTGGCATCAGCAATCTCTTGGTCTGTGGCATGGCACCATAGTTGTAGGTCTCTATCTGCGTCGTAACTAGCTAAAACCCATGGTCTTGGTGAACCTGTTTTTACGTTCATAATGTGTATCCTTCTGATAATGTGATAATTATTAACATCTTAGCTATATTTGATACCTTTCTGGATATTTTGTAGCCTGCGGCTTATAGTCGTCGCTTGCGGTTTTGCCTATACCTTCTCGTAAGTCGCGGCGAAAATATCAGGCTTGCAAGGGTAAAGCTCTCCTTTAACTCCCTGAATGATATAATCATCAAATGTAACCTTATAAACACCCTCTAGTGTCCCAAGCCATAGTTGTTCGCCGCCATCTTCACACCACAAACCGCCTTCGCTTGAGCTGGCTTGCCAAGCCATGTTTAACCATTCAGGCCACTCGTTGTTATCCCATCGCCTTTCTTTTGTCATCTGAAATGCCTCGATAATAACGGGCTTTTTCTGTAGCTATAGTTTGTCATCTCTCTATCTCCTGTTTAAAGAACATCATCGCCTGTTTAAAGAACATCATCGCCTGTGTATTGTAGCAACTGGATTCATATGCTCGTTATCATGCCGCCTT